CTGTTGAAATGCGTGTGATCTCAAGGGGCGACTTTGTGCAGGCAAACTCATCATCAAGACCAAGTGCAGATATTGCCCAGAGTATCTGAGAATAAACGCTGTCTTTAAGAGTATTCGCCACAGCACGCAGGACGCAGGCGTGCATATTCTCGTTCTTCATCAGCAGGTCGATAACGTTCAGACCGCAGAATGAAGATTTAGTCGAGCCACGTCCGCCAGGGAAAACATACTCGGAATGTTCCTGCTCTGCAATATCGAACAGGACAGGCGAGAACGCAGGAGCGACAAGGCTCGCAGGGATACCGCTGTACGCCTTATCAGGCATAGAAACAGGCTCAAGCTTTTGTTTTTCAAGCCTGAGCCTTGCGTTATCGTATTTTATCTTATGTTTGAGCATATCGTCATCACGGATAATGTCACGCAGCTCTTTCACCGCCGCAACGTCCCCTTGCTTTGCCCTTGCCATAAGAGCCGCATTCACAAGCAGCATATTATTGATGAAGTCGGGGTCAAGGCTGTTAAGGTCAATGCCCTGCTCCACTAGGAACTCATAGTCCGCTCTGGTATTGGCAGGCTGTTCAAGCAGGAAGTCCATTACCTGTTTCATAGTCTTTTTACGTCTGCGGACTTCGCCTGATTTTTTACCGCCTTTTGAGCCGTTTTTTCGAGCTTCACTCGAGCTTGGAACTATTAAATTCTGTTCATTCGGCATTCACCTCACCTCGGTTTTTACATTGGTTCATTGTGTACAACATATCTCTGATAATATATGCTAATTCATGATGATACTCTTTGATTCTTTGTAAGTATGTAAAATAGATAGCCATATTTTTATTAATATCATTAATATCCTTGCTCGATTTAATATCGAGCATTGTCTTACGATACTTATCATCATACGTAAAATCACCCAAACGCATAAATTGGAGATTTTGACTTATAACAGGATCATTAAGTTTAAAATTATACCCAAGTTCTAAGGTTCTCTGTACTATGCCTTTGAATGATTCAAGCAAAAACTCGTCACTTTTATCCTTATATTCCCCATGTCTTGCAATTAATTCAAGCACTTCACAATATAATTCATTTACGTTTTCATTATTTACATTTGTCATACAAACAACTCCTTGTTTTAAATTTAACAAATTAATATAGTATTCAATTTGCTTTGATCTTATTATAATATATATTTTGAAAATGTCAATGCTTTTTTATAAAAAAAATTAACTAAATATATTATAATAAACTTAGCCGATTTTATAGGTTATTTAGAAAAAATAATATTTGTAAATTTAATAAGGAAAATTGATCTACTAACGAATTCAATACACATACTTATAATAGCACGCTTTATCTCCCACTACGCAAAAGGCACCCCCATAGGAGTGCCTCTCGCAAATATATTATAAGGAGTTTTGTAAATGGTGGAGCAGATGTTGAGCTGGCTCGCTCTCGACCTGCATACGGAGCTTTCGCCCCGTCGGACTTTTTTATGGAGGTCCGCAAATGTTTGCTTGCCTTATTGGCTATTGTAATGATATCATACTATGTACGTTCCTGCAAGTGGTATTGAGTGGTCTTGTGTGGTATATTTAATTTCTCACAGCCATTGTGAAACATTCTCAGCACAGTTTTGTAATCTCTGAAAATATAGTTGTGAGCTATCTTCTTCACCGATATTCCATTGATGAAATACAGCTTGATTATCCTTGCCGTATCTATGGTTTCAGCTTCCTCATTGCAGAACATTTCGTCTATCTCAGACTGTATCTCCTGCGTGAGCCTTGCACGCTCTTCGCTCAGCTCCTTTTGTTTCTCACCCTTGCAGGCATAACTCAGCATTGAACTTTCAGCCGTGTTGCCGGGCGTTCCTGCCGAACTGTCATTCTTGTCATAGCATACGGCTTTCCCATTCAGTATCCTTGCCCTGTTTTCTTCAAGATTGGCTATGAGCTTTGGTATCAGCTGATAGCGTGATATCTTTTCTTGTATTGTCAACCTTTATCCCTCCTCGATCTTTCTTCCGCAAACAGGACAGAACTCAAAACGGACTTCCTTGCCGTCTGCACCAAGCTTTTCGCTCCACTCTGTCACTCCATTGCAGTATTCACAGCCTGCATATTCAGGTATGTTTACGCCGTTATGTTTTGCAAGCCCCTCGTCGCAGAGTATCAGTTCCAGCGCCTGCAATGCGTATACGAGCTTTTCTTCCCTGTCCTGCGTTTTGTTTATCTTCCAGACCGTTGTCTGCCCTCTGCGGATATTCTCCTGCATTATGCAGGCTTGCCTGAAAAACCTGCCGTTTCGCTCCTTGCTGTGAAGATATTCCCGCTTGTATTCCGCCTGCTTGTCCTCGCATATCTCTTTTGACCAGCCCTCGTGCCTGTTCTTGTAGCCAAGTCTTGATAACTGCGAGAAATATTTGTATTCCTCAGCAGGATACTCGTCATAAATGAGCCTGCCGTCTATTGCCATGTCTTCATATCTTGCGAACTCTTCCTGTGACATTCTTTTGAAATCTATCTTTATAGTTGATACCCCCTCTGCGGAGGGTCGTGGTAGGTTTGTGCCGTTTTTCAAGAACTCTTTCTTTATATATATTCTTTTATTTTTCTAATACGAAAGGTTAGAAAAACCCTGAAACCCACCACAAAAGAGTAAACCCTCCACCTATATTTGTTCGTCAAGCGTAAGACCTGAGTAATAGTTATACTTTCTGCCTTTTACTTTTTCAAATCTTTTGGCTATTTCTAACCCAAACTTGGTATTCGACATTTTATACTCATTGCCACTGTCTGCCCACCTGAGATAAGCGGCATACAATGCACTTGATTGCACGCTCAGACCCTTGCCCACAGTACACTTATCCTCAACAAATGCAGAGATAACGTCCATTTCACGGCGGTACTCCCTCACTTCTTCAAGGACGGCACGAGGCATTTTAAGCCCCTCTTTCTGCCACAGCAAACAGCCCTCGACCGCCCAGCGGAATATGCCCGTAAGCTCCGCCGACAGCTTGTATTTCAGCCTGCGGTCTATCTTTTCTTCGGGGATCTGCACAGTGAAGGGTATCATATGAATTCTTCGCCATATGCCCGTATCCGTTCCTCTGATGACAGGCTTATGGTTTGTCGCCATCCAAAGTTTGAACTCAGGTTTGAACTCGAACTCGTCGCCGTAAAGCTTTCTTGCCGTAACAGTATCATCGCCTGTAAGCTGTTTGAGCAGACCCTCGTTGATACGAACGCCCTCGTTAGGCTCAACGCTTGTCACGAGCCTTGCTCCTTTGAGCCTTGCAATGTCGCTGTTTATGGCGGTGCTCTGATTTGAACGCACCATAATAGTTTCAGGTTGGATATTTGCCGCATAGTCCCCGAAAATATCCCTTATGATATCAATGAAAGTTGACTTGCCGTTTCGTCCTGTTCCGTATAGAAAGAACGCACATTGCTCGGTGGTCGAGCCTGTCAGGGAATATCCCACAGCTTTCTGAACGTATCTGATAAGGTCTTTATCCTTTCTGAAAATGTCGTCAAGAAAGGCAAGCCAGCGAGGACAATCGGCATTCTCTGAATACTCAACGGCTGTCATTTTCGTCAGATATGTCATAGGGTCGTGAGGAGATATGCCGCCGCTTCGCAGGTCGATAACTCCCCCTGGTGTATTGAGAACAGTTTTAAATCTGTCCATTTGAGCAGGCAGAACAGGAACGTGGTGCATGACCTCGCTTAGCATTGCGTTCTTTGATTTGTTAGAACGGCAGGACTTCATATGCTTTTCAAAGGCTTTCGCCATATCCGTTCCCTCATCTGCGTCAAGCTGAGCGTACACTTTTGCCTCTGCCGCCATGCAAGCCACAGCCTTATCAGCAAGGCGTTTAACTGTGCCTGTCATATCGGTACACCACTTTCTGCCGTCATACCAAAGCCAGCGTTTGTCTGTATAACAGTATCTCACCTGCTCGCCGAAAAGGTCAACAAAGCGTTCTGCGTTGCCCGTATCGTCAAATGAATAAAGTCTTGTCTTGGCTTCTTCCTGCTCCACAGCGCCCACAGAAACAGGCTCAGAGGGCGACTTGAAGTTAAGAGAAAATCCCCCTGCGAACTTTGGCGAATAGGTCTTGTCGCAATCTGCAATGGCTTTCTGGATCGTGAGTGCGCCATAGGTCGAACCGCTTTGCGCCCTGTCCCACTTTTCACGCATAAGACCTGAGGAACGGAATATCATATCCATCTTCTCTGCGTCACAGCCTGTCCAGAAGGCAAGCATCGAGCAAAACGCCATATCAGCTTCACTCTGCGAAGCATATCCTGCGGTTCTTCCACTGTAGAGGGAAACGAACTTTCCTCCGTTCTTTGCACCTGCCGCCGCTTTGATTATCTGGTCTGCGGTGTCAAGTCTGACAGCAGGAACAGCCTTTGCCACAGGCTCGTGACCGCCGCCTATGTACTTTTCGTGCAATGGCTTTATGCTGTCGGAACACTCTGCGATACCCTCATATTCTGAGCAGGAGTTGCCTGTCATAACGAAAAATCTGCCGTCCTCATACATCTCAACTGAGCCTTTACGTCTGCCACGCTTCGGGAGCGTTCCTCTGCATATGATATGTATGCCCTTGCCCGATTGAGATATCTCAGTATAGCTTTGCAGGGTGGAGATAAATTCGGATATGATGTTGCCGTTCTCTCCCCTTTGGTATGCCTCAAGCTCCTCCTCTTTGCCGTCAATGTCAACACCGAAATATGGACAGCCACCGAACATAAATCCTATGCCCGAGTGTTTTTCTGAGGCTCTCACCGCCGTATCGAAATCGCACCAAGTAGAGGGGTTATTTGACATAGCCCCTCCGCCGGTAAGTGCGTTTATCGGCACTTTCTTTATCTTCCCTCTCTTTTCATCAGGCACAGCGTCCCAGCATATCCAGTTTGGCAGGGCTTTAAGCTCCTGCGGTATTTGTTCGTACATATATCCAACTCCTAACATAAATTTTGAAAAGTCAAAGCCTTTCACTTATCCCCGAAAAACGTTCAAAAAGTTGCATTAAAAATGCAACAATTGCAGAAATGTTGCCAAATTAAAATATAAATCATTTGTTTGCACAAAATATTATCTGCGTTTTTATGCAAAAGCACTATGACTTTTCGCTTTTCTCAGAAATCAGAACGGCACGCCGTCATCTGTAAGCACGTCCTCAAAATCTTCAAGGGAGCCTATGGCGCTGTCAGCCTGCGTATTTGTCTTAGGCGTTGCAAAGCCCGTCTGCTTAGTCGCAAAGCTGTCCGCCTTCGGTGCAGAGGACTTAAACTTATGCTTGCACTCAGGATACTTTGTAGGGTTGACAAAATTAATGCGTTCCTGCTCTTTACCGTTCCATTCCTCGTGCGTGAGATCTACCCTTATGCACTTGTTCAGCAGGTCGGTGCAGTATGCTTTAAGGCTGTCATACTCCTTGCCGTCAGGAAGCTTAGCCGCCTTGCCCATTGCCATAAGCTGAGCAAAGTTGTAGCCCTCCACCTGCATATCGTTCTCGTTAGGTTCATGCTTTTTCCATATGGTGTGAAACAGGCAGGAGTTGCCGTATTTCTGTCCCTGCACGTCATTTCTGATGACGAGAGTGAAGTTAAGACCCACCGAGCCTTTCTTTGTTGTGCGTTCCTCGATAGCGGTTATGATGCACTCGTAATCGCCCTCAGGCTTTAATCCGTTCTGAAATGCCTCTGATTGATTTGACTTAAATCCCATTTTTTATTCCTCCGTTAGTAAATTTACTGCGTCCTCTGCTGAGCGGCATATGCCTGCCAATGCTCCGCACTCACGCATTTTTGTTATGAACTTCTTCTGCTCAGGACGAACTCGTCCCGACTTTGTTTTGACTTCAATAAAGACAGCTCTGCCGTCCTTATGCCTTACGCCGAACAGGTCTGAGAAACCTTTCGGCACACCTGTGGTGAAATATCTGCCGTCAACTGTTCTGCCCTCGCCCACGTTCACACGAAAGACAGTGCAGTAGGGCGATACCGCACAGCGTATCTCGTTTTGTATCCTGTGTTCTTCCGTCAACCTATAAGCCCCCTTTGCCTTGCCTGATAATACGCCCAGCCTGATTTGTAGCCGTGACTTTTCGCATACTGCAAAAGTTCGGGATAGGTATGACAATCGGCAGGACTTGAAAAATCAAGCTTAAATCCCTCCACCTTTATAAGACCCACGCTGCTGTCTGTTTCAAGCTTTCTCTCGGCTGTGGGAAACTCATATCCGCAATGAGGACAGCATACTTTCACCCCCGCAGGGGGAGCGGAGAAAGTATAGAAACATTCGGGGCATTGTTTCACCTTGTCGCTCTGTTCCTGCTTTTTATGCTGAGCTTTCGGCTTTTTCTCCAAGCTCCACTCCCTGTCATCGTCAGGCATACCAAACCTTGCATAGTTGCCAACGTGATCGATTATGACGGCTCTTTTATTTGGGCGATACCGCATACATCTCATAGCCTGCTGAATGTAAAGAGTAAGGCTCTTGGTGGGTCGCAGGAGTATGGCACACTCGCAGTCAGGAACGTCAAAGCCCTCTGAGATAAGGTCAACGTTGCACAGCACAGTTATATCTCCCCTGCGAAAAGCTGAGATAATGCTGTCACGTTCTGCCTTTGGGGTCGAGCCGTCAATGTGTGCCGCCTTTATGCCGTTTTCATTAAACACATCTGCCGTTCGCTGAGAATGTCTGACGGAAGCACAGTAGCAGACCGCTTTTTTGCCATTTGCTAACTGTTTGTAATACTTTATGACGTCGCCGAAAACAGTGTTTTTCACCATAGCTTTCTCTATCTCCGCCGCCATATATTCTCCGTGAGAAACGTGAAGCCCTGTAAGGTCGGCAACGTCAGGGGCATAGTAGTCATAGGGTGCAAGACAGTTGTTATCAATAAGCCATTTTGCGGATACGCCAATGATAAGCTTATCGTTCACATCACCAAGCCCGTCACCATTAAGACGGACAGGGGTCGCTGTAACGCCCACTCTCGGCACGTCTGAAAAGTATTCGTATATGCGTTTGTAGGACTGAGCAAGGCTGTGATGATTTTCGTCAGTTATGATAAGTGCAGGTCTGGCAAGCTTTTTAAGCCGTCTTGTAATAGTCTGCACCATACCCACCTCGCAGAGCCTCATATCAACGCCCCAGCGGATAAACGTCTTTTTTATCTGCTCCACAAGTTCACGTCTGTGGACGAGAAAAAGCACTCTCTTGCCGTTAAAGGTCGTTCGCCTAGCCATTTCAGCCACAATGCAGGACTTTCCGCCACCGCAGGGCAGGACTATGCAGGGTGCTTTATACCCTGCACGCCAAGCCTGCCTTACCTGCTCCACCAGCTCATTCTGATACGCTCTCAGCTTCATTGGACTTCGCCGCCTTTACCCTTTTCAGAACGCATTTCATGCAAAGCTGTTTGCCGTAATTCTTCATCGAGCCGTCTATTATCTGCTGAACAGTACGCCTGCCGTCTGACATTATCGTCTTTCCGCACTCTGAGCAGATATGTTCGTCTGCAAGGTGATAGTATGTCCTCAGTGCTTCATCAACAAGTTTCAGATCGTTGCTTATGTACATACTGTCAAACAGCCCGATAGGACTTTTGCAGGTGTCAGTGCCGTCCGTCTGAGTGGCGAAAAGATACTTGCCGTCAACCACAACAGTTTTAAGCACAGTTGTGAACATACCCTCAACAGTTATCTTCTCATCAAGCAGCTTGCCGATAGTTTTAGCTTTCTGCCTGCCGTCCTCACCTGTATCAAGGTGATTGAGAAAATACACGATAACATCTTCGGGAAGCATTTCAACGCTTCTCACAAGCTCCCAGAAATTCTTTGCAATGTCAGTGAACTTCTGATAGCCCGTTTCCTTTGCACGGCGCATAAACTCGTTCACCATAAGATACTGACTATCGTCAACGGCTATGGACTTTGCCGTCTGAGCTTTCATAAAGCGTTCTATCTCACCGTAATTGTCGGTATGTATCGTTGACTTAAACTGTGTGCGGAACGGAAGCTGTTTTCCGTTCACGTTCACAAGTGCAAGCTCGTCCTCTTTGAAATTTCTCAGGGAAGCAGATTTGCCGCTTCCCGAAAAGCCTAATACAAGTATTGCAAGTCCCATTCTCTTTCCCTCCTTATCTTATGGTCAGTCCCGGTCTGCGGACAACTGCCGCATAGGGGATCTCTCTGCCTGCCTCGATAGCCGCCTTGACAGCCGTCTTGCTTATGTCAGGATCTTTGTATTTCAGCAGGCTGTCATCATTGACCTTTGCCCACTCCACAAAGGCTTTCGGGTCTGTTATCTCGGTGCTTTCCCTGCCCTTTGTAATGCTTATCTTAGCCATAACGCCCTCTATTTTGTTAAGGTTGACCCTCTGCATACTGTTCATAAGATAAGCTTTAAGGCTCTCTGCCTGCTTGACCTTCTGCTCACGTCTTGCTTTGAGGGCTTTCTCCTCTGCTTCAAGCATTTTCGCCTCGCTGCTCAGCACCTTAACATAAGCCGCAACGTTCTCCGCCTTGTCCGTAAACTCAGCCTCAACGCATTCAAGGGTATCAAACCACACCTTTTCAGCCTCAGCCTTTTCCTCTGCCGTAAGCTCGGCATTTTCCGTCATATCCTCAAGGCTGTCAAAAAGCCCCTGAAAATCGTTTGTAAGCTCATAAAGTTTCATTTTTATACCTCCAGTTTTGAATTGATTATATCCGCAAGCTGTCTTGCTTTCTGTGTGAAAAGTCCGTAATTGTCGCTGTCATTATGCTCGTTCACAAAGCCCACGAGCCTTGTTACGCTGTCAACAGCGGTGGAAAGATAAGCCTTGAATATGGCTTTATCGTCCTGCGTTGGCGTGATCTCTGTCTTCCCCGAAAGCTTTTTCTCATACTCCGCCTTAGTTCTGTCAAGCTCCTCACGAAGCTGTGAAAGCTTGTCCTGCTTGTCCTTTTCAGCCTGCTCAGCTTTCTGCAAAAGTTCTCTGCGGTCTTTCAGGCTGTCTTCTTCAAGCTTTGAATATTTCTCCGACCAATCAAGGTCAACACGCCGCATAGCGTCTTTAAGGTTTGCCACCTCTTTGCTGTCCGTTTCCACAGCTACCTCGATAGGACGGCTCTCAAGCTCCTTTATCTCGGCTTCAAGCTGACGTATGCGGAGTTCAGCCTTGTCCCTCTGCTTTGATATCCTATCGCAGATACCGTTCATATCGTCAAGTCTGCCGCTGAGCATATCTGCCTTGTCAGCCTTGATCTTAAGCTGTTTGACCTTTTCTTCAAGCTCTCTTACTGATGTATTTTCAAGGTCGGTGTTCTCGGTAAGTTCAGAACGTTCGTCCTCAGAAAGCTTGGTGAGAAGTGTTAGTTTCTTTACTCCAATTAGTGAACTCGAGTTCACTAATTCTTTCGGCAACTTCTCGACAATCGAAATGTAGTTATATACTTGTCTGTCCGAAAAACCTGTTTCAGATTTACAGTAATCATTAAATTCCGAATACCCAAGCTCCTTGTAAAGCCTGCTGTCCCTCATTTCCTTAAAGCCCATACACATATCGTAAAGGCTCTGCTGTGCAAGCTGAGCTGAGGTCTTTATCCTGCGGTCAAGCTCAACCGCCTTGATATATTCTGCCGATAGTTCGTTCATGCTGTTTTACGCTCCTTTCGTTTCTCAGCGAACACCCTGTCAAGATACCGCTGATACTTCTGTTCAAAGTCCTTTATCTCCTGCGGTTTGTCCTCACCACCGTTTTGTACCACGTTGTTCCTATACCCTCTGCACTGCACGATACCACCGTATTGGTTCACTTCAACAGTATAGTAAGGCTTGTCAGGCTCAGAGGCTTTCCGCAGGAACATTATACTGAGTTTCCCCATAGCATGGCGTTCTGCATATCCGCCCACACAATGGGAAAGTATCCTGCCCTCGTCCTCTATCTCTTTCACGCTGTGTGGCTGTCTGATAAGCAAACCGTCTGCCGAAAATTCAAGGCAGACACGCTCTGCAAGCCTTTTCGTGAAGTTCTGCAAAACAAGCTCGTCATGCTCATAGTTGATGATCTGAGTGAGCCTGTTGTGCATTGTCCAGAAATCGTGTGGCAACGCTATCATTGTATCGTGAATGTTATACTCCAGCGTTTCGCACTGCTCCAGATAGTCGCTGTAATCAAGAGGTGTCATTTCCTGCTCGTGTATGTATCGTGCCACCCTTTGCGGTGTAAGACCTGTTATCCTCACAAGACGTTCAAGAGTGCCGTGTTCGTTCTTAAAGACCTTTGCTATATTCAGTAAATCTTCTGGTCTGAGTTTTGGATATTCCTCACGATAGTCAAGATACTGCTCCCACAGCTGTTCGCTGCCTTTGAGTGTCTTGAACTCCGTCTTGTTTAGTCCGAGCATTTTCAGCAGGTCATTACTTTTCCAGTTCACACGCTGAGAGAGCAGGAACTTTTCCTGATATCCCCACCAACCTGTGTATCTCACGCTTGTTACGTCATAGCCTTGTTTCATAAGATACTCAAGATTAGGGTGCTTGCAATATGCGTGAAGATAGCATATAAGCATATTGCCGTGATAATGTTGATGTTGACTATAACGCATATCCGATTTGTCTATGGCTCTGACGTTCAGCACCGAATAGGAATTATCATAGTTATATCCCATACAGCACTTGCAAAAGACAGGCTCACGGAAGTCATTACGCACCGACCAGTTAATGCCGTTATCACTGCCGTATCTCACCGAGCCGTCACGGGCAAACACATACCGCTGTCTTTCCACAAGGTCACCCGTTGAGTATCGGTGAAAGCAACGTGCGAAAAGCTCAGCTCCCCTTGTGAGGAACACCACATAATTCTTTGCACCCTTGCCTTTCATCTTATCCATAAGCTCTTTATCCACCGCAGGAAAGCAGTAGATAAGAGCCTCTTTCCTTGCTATTTTCATACTGTCACCTCAGAAATCAAGCAAGCCGTCAAGTGACAGGCTGACAGGCGGTTTTGCTGTTTCTTCGCTGCCCAAGCCGTCGCCCAGGTCGATAGTCATATTGAAATGAACGTCCGCACCCTTGAAGTAAAATCTTACAGCTCTGCGGTAGACCTCGATATCCGAGATACTTCCCCCTGCACCCTTAACAGCGTTTTCTGCACACTCAGCGAAAGTCCTGTCCGTCTGCAGGACCGCCTGAGCGAACTCCTCGTTCTGCTCACAGAAAGTTTTGAGGGCCTCAAGAGTAGGCTTTGCAACCGCCTGCGCATACTTGCCAAGCTTAGCGGCAGACAGTTCCTGCGACAGCTTGTCCTGAGCTTTCTTTGTGTTAATGTTCATTGCCGTCACCGCCTCTCAGTTCTTCAAGCTTACATCTTGTGTCGAATATTTTTCCGTATGCCTCTCCGATATCAAAGGCTCTCTGCTCACATTCTGACATTCCCTCATAAACAGTAAGTATATTTGAGCAAGCTTCATCAGCAGTTTTGTATGCTTGACAAATCGCTGCTTTTGTGCTATCATCAAGGTGTGTTGAATTGATATTTTTCAATATCTCTGAGCTTGTGCTGTTGGCAGACAGTGCAGGCTCGGTTTTCATGTATTCGAGAATATGATTCATGAAATCAGTGATGCAATTACCATGTCCTGCAAACGGGCATGATACACAGTTGTCTACTATACAGCATTTAGCCGTAGTAATTATCTCATTTTTCGTCATCTTTATCCTCCTTAAACTTTTTCTCCCAGTGCTTTTCAATGGCGCCAAGTAATATGTACATCACTACATCTATGCCTGCAAGCACGGCTATTGTTATCAGCAGTATCAACGCCATTTTACCACTTTCCTTTCATTTCAACTTCGACCTTGACAATTGGTCTGCCTGCTTCTCTCACCGCACGCTTTATGCTCTTCTCTGCTTCCTCGTAGGCAGTTTCTTTTACGCTTACATACCACCTGTACGCAACATACATTGCAAGCACCACCAAGAGCGCTACCGCTGCGGCACATCTGATTATCTCTAGTACGGCTATCATTTTCTCACGTCCTTTCCGTAAAGCGTGCGGAGTTTTTTAAGCCTTTTCTCGAAGTTGTCGATATCAATGCCCCACACCTCGTAGGCTATCTCGGTATTGACCGAGTGCGGCAGCCATGACGTCACGCCACGCTTTGCCATTTCTTCCTTAACAGCTTTCTTGATCTTGATAGTCTGCGTTTCACCTGTGCCGAACAGCTCCTTGATATCCGAATTGGTTATCTCGGGCTTTTCATAGTACAGCCGCACTGCCATTTCAATGTCAGGTGACCTCATTTTTATTCCTCCTCGTTTTATATTTTGTTGCTGTTGGGTAGTATTATTGTCCGTCATCGTCTGTCAGCTCAAAAAGCAGCTTGCCTGTCAAAGACCAATACTGCGTGACCTCTCGATATGGGTCATTTTCTTTTCCTGAGCCTTTAAGTGCTTTTGTGACAATGACCTGTCTTGTCATTGCACTGTCGCAGCCCCTCAATTCAATGTTGTTTGTCATTGGTTCACCTTCTTTTTCTGTCTTATTACTGTTGATTTTGTACTTACCGTTGCTGTACACGATCTCTACACCGAGTACATCTGCAATGTTTTCAGCAACACGCCTGCTATCAGTTGTGCCGCACATAAATGCTTTTATTGTACTTTCCTTTACACCTGATTTCTCAGCTATTTGAGCATACGTTAAGCACTTTGATTTCGCAATCATTTTGACTTTTGCT